GTCATCAGCAACTTACGAGCGAAACCGGCTGCGGCCAACCGTTCGTTTAAACGTAACCCAGACGGCAGCATGAAATGACTCCTGCTTTTGTGGATCAATTCCACTTCAACGAGTCAACGAGGGTAGCTTGCCCTTATTGCTCGACAGAACGCAAGAAGGCTAACTCAAAGGACATGACCTTAACCCGCAAAGAAGACGGGGCGGTCGTGTTCCACTGCCATCATTGCCAGACAAGCGGCTCAGTACAACCACAACAGGAGAGAAAATTGTCAGCAGTTCCCAACCCAACGATTGTTTCAAACAAACTAGAGCGTTTACACTACGACTGGTTACAGCAGCGGGGCATTTCACAACAGACAGCAGACAAGATGAAGCTGTTTGCATCAGAGAAGTATTTTGGTAAGTTAGGTCGAAGCGCAGATGCAATTGGCTTTCCTTACTTCCGCAACGGTGCATTGGTCGCGGCCAAGTACCGATCATTCCCCGACAAAGACTTTACCCAAGACTCAGGCGGTGCTCATGACTTCTTTGGCATTGATATGGTCAAGAAGGGTGAGCCTTTAATCATTGTAGAGGGGGAGATAGACTGCTTGACCCTCCTCGAACTAGGCATCGAGAACGTAGTGAGTGTGCCATCGGGTGCTCCGATCAAGGTGGCTGATGGTAAGGTCTTGCCGTCCGAGGATAAGAAGTTTGCCTATGTATGGAACGCAAGAGAGATCATTGATGCCGCACCCTACGTAGTCTTAGCCACGGATCAGGACAACGCAGGGCAAGCACTCGCAGAAGAACTAGCCCGAAGGATCGGCAAAGAGAAATGTCGGCTGGCCAAGTTTGCCAAGAAGGATTTAAACGAGGTACATCTTGACGACCCGGCACGGACTGGTGAGGTGTTTAAAGTCATAGACTCTGCCGCTGCGTATCCGATCTCAGGAATCAGCGATGCTGGGACGTACTTTGATCGTTTAAACGATCTTTATACAAAGGGCACGGGCAAGGGGTTCTCAACAGGGTACTCGTCGGTCGATAGCGTTTACACAGTCGCACCGGCACAACTCACTGTTGTAACGGGCTACCCTTCATCGGGTAAGTCCAACTTCATTGATCAGATCATGGTCAACCTTGCACGTGATCATCAGTGGAAGTTCGCAGTGTGTTCATTTGAGAATCAGCCTGAGATCCATATCAGTAGGCTCATGGAGATCTACACCAAGCGTAGGTTCTTTGAAGGCAAAGACAGAATGACGGAACAGGACAAAGACATAGCGTTTAAATTCGTTAAGGATCATTTCTTGTTCATCGATACGAACGGAGAAGAGCCAAGCACGTTGGACTCGATACTTGAGAGGGCACGTGCGGCAGTCAAGCGCATGGGTGTTAGAGGCTTAGTCATTGACCCATATAACTACATAGAGTTACCCAAGGGCGACGGCACAGAGACTGCGGCCATCAGCGATATGCTGACGAGGGTTCAGAAGTTCTGCAAGGCACATGACGTTCATACTTGGTTCATCGCTCACCCATCTAAGGTGACCCGACACGGAATGGAGCAACCTCGCCCCGACGGAATGTCGATTGCGGGATCGATGGCGTGGTGGGCAAAGACCGACTGCGGATTGACTGTCCATCGCAAAGAGCACCACGTAGAAATTGCAGTGTGGAAATGTCGCTATCGGTGGGTGGGTACACAAGGGGAAACAACAATGCTTTACAACAAAACGGCAGGAACTTACTCGGAGAATCTAGATGCCTTCTAATCGTTTAAACAAGGGTGGCTCATCTGGTGAGCTTGCAGGTGAGCTGGCCAGCTCAAAGCGTTTAAACACTCCTGAAGCTCCAGCTCAACTTCAGGACTATCGTTTAAACATACGTGAACATTTTAATCAATACGGGGATGGGGAATTATTATTTCTGTCAGAGCCTGAGTTTGATGCGGCAATCGTTGGCATTTCTGAGCGCATTGGTATGCGTGAGGCCGTGGTCTACGATATATCTAAGATCATTGATGTTCTATGTGAGCGGGACGGCATGGATCGGGACGAGGCCGCAGAGTATTACGAGTTCAATATCCGAGGGGCTTATGTGGGTGAGCGTACCCCCATGTTTATAAACTTGTTAGACGATTTAATTTGGTAAAAAAAAGGGGGCTAAATGCCCCCTGTTTAAACGTCCACAGCAGCCAGCAGCGGACAGCAGCGACAGCGTCACCTGTTTAAACGTGCATAAAAAGCTGCACGCATGATTGAATCGTATTGACCACAATATCGGGGCACTCGATGTTGTCCCATCTTATAAACTCGGAAACTTTTAGGCGCGGCAAACGTGATGTAGGCCTCGCCAATTTCTATGAAGCGTTCATGATTCATAAGATCTATTATGTTTCCGTGTTTGTAAGCGGCTTTGAGAAAATCGGGTGCATGATGGGTTATTGCTTTGACCTTGAACATCAATGCACTTCGCCTGATGGGGGACGCATCATGCGTTCCATTTCATACGTAACACCCACCACCTCCAACATGTCCTCTTTTGAGACATCATTCGACACGGCCAAGGCCACCGAGGCTTTGACAAGTAGGCCAAGGGTTTCCTGTCCGTCTACGTCATTGCCTCCGATCCATTCAATCAGCCCCGCATAGGCCTTGTAAATGCGTTCAAAGTCTTGGTCTTTTGGGGTTCTAATCTTCATGGCTTTTCTCCATGTAAGCCACCAAGGCCATGGCCTCAGCGTTGCCGTGCATCTTCTGAATGATCTCGAACATTTGAGGGGCGATCGCTATCAGTCGGGCATTCGCCCTCTGAGTCGCTATGGGAGTGCCCTTGCTGAAGCAGTCGGCCACGATCGGAATGCCATGGTCGCCCTCATATCCCCAAACTGAGTTACTGGTCTTGAGGCCTCGACGGCCAACAGTCCAAGGGTGCGATGTAATATGTTTAAACATCATGGCCTCCAATAGAATAGGTCAAGCATCAGGACAATAAGTCCCACCAAGAGCAGTACTCGCTCAAGCTTTTGCCATCGTGTGTGCATCATTCTTCCCCCCTTTGTTTTTTTGCATATAAGCAAGAGCATTTTTTGCCTCTTGAATATCGTTGTACAAGTGATCAATCCATGAGCCGTCATCAATATATCGATCAGCCGACATGGCAAGATCACGTAAGGCCGTGGTCAGCCATTTAATTTTTTGTGCGTCAGTCATTGGTCACCTCATAAACTGAATCAATAGACCAGTCACCCCCCACGCCTTGGTCTACAGGGATGAACGCGCCTCCGTCCATGTCTTTGGCGATGTCATAAGCTTGTTCTTCGCTCTCAGCCTCTACGTACTCAAAAAAGTACGTTGTCAGCGAGGCAATCACTTTGTAGGTTTTCATGTCCATTGCTCCACGTCAGTTACTGTTAATTCAGTTACAAGCATGCCCTGTACCTCTACCTTGTCGAGGGCTGAGGCTTCGGCCTCTTCCCTACTAGCGGCATCAATAACCACGTCCACGTAGCCTTCAACGGCCACTGACACGGTGTAAGTCTTGAGGCGCGGTCGTGCGCTCTGCTCATTGGCAACCCAAAGCGCAGAGTAATGATTGTCTAATCCGTCCATGGTTTCTCTCCTAGTGTTTAAACGCTTATCTTCTACTACGGTCATGAGGGGTAAGCCCCCCTCAGGCGGCAAGCTTAAGCTTGGTGAATGTGACTCGGCCTAGGTCATCGAGCGAGTCGATCTGCACGTGGTTCGGGTAGACGTGCGACACGTCAGCATTGATGCCGATGCCGATCGTTGTCACCCCTAGTCGGGCGGCTGATGCCACTTGAGCCTTGGCCTGACGTATGTCGCCTTGGCCGTCCGTCAGCACAAAGCAGAGCCGCCTCTGCTCAGGCCGCCTGTAGAGCATGTTGTGCACGTGCGCGAGGGCGGTCGCGTCATCTGAGCCGCCCATGCCATCGATGGACTCCAAGAGGGTGATCGCCTTTTTGTGATTCATGTTCCAAGGCTTAAGCACTGACGTGTAATCGTCGAATGTCACAAGGGCAGTCGCCACTTGAGCCGCGCTCAGGGTTTCAAGCAGAGCCGCGCACGTAGGGGCGGCTGATGCCATGCGGGTTGTGCGGGGTTGTCCGGCCTTGCCCCTGATGCCGTCATACATCGAGCCGGACACGTCAAGCAGAATGACCACGGCAGAGTCGATTCCCTCTTCCTCATATCTGCGCTGAAACAGATTGGGGCTGATGGAATGCTTGGTCAGTGCCCGAACGTTTAAACGGCCTGACTTAAGGTTGCGCTCGAATGATTCGGTCGCGGTGTTCTCAAACAAACGCTTAACTTCATAACGTAATTTGGCGGGAATCATGATCAGCCTTTCAAGTTAAATTTAGGAGAGTCGCCCACGTGGTACGCATCACGTGCCAAGCGGAATTGTGCAGAGTAAGTGCCTGTGGACTCAGTGCCCTTAGGGGCGCGGTTCTGAGGCTCTACGTTGGCCGCATTCACGCGCACTGGGGGACGTGCTATCCCACCCCCGCCCTCGCCTTGATCGTCGCCCTCAGCCTCGCCTTGGCCGTCTCCTGAGCCTTCGCCCTCGGCATCGCCCTTGCCCTTGTCGCCTTGGCCTTGGTCGTCGCCATCGCCTTGGCCGTCTTCGCCCTCACCCTCACCAGTGCCGCCTTGGCCTTGATCTTCGCCCTCTTCGCCTTCAGCGGGTTCGCCATCATCACAGGGCTGACCTACGTCTTTGCCCTTGGGCTTGTCACTGGGCTTGCCACGTGGGGGCGGCTCAGGGTTAACAGGCGGCTGAGGGGGTTGCTCTTGGTCTAGCATGTTTAAACGCTCATACACCCACACGGCCACGGCCAAGGTATCGAATGAACTAGAGCACAGGGCAGTCCGTCTCACGGCCTCTTCAAAGATGGGCTTCAAGCCCTTGGCCATGGGCACTTGCACTGTCGCGTGGGGACGTGCATACACTGCAAGCACAAAGGGGTATTGCGCGGGATCTGACCAGTCGATTTTGTTGCCATCGCTTTGAACGTGGTCAAGGGCTTGCGTTGCCATGTCATCGATGAGAGTGCCGAGCAGTTCAGCAATGTTGCCTGTGAGTCCCGCCTTGATGGCAGTGGACTCGATCCAAGCGTCTTCGATCGCGTTGTGCAGTGCGTCAACGTATTGGCTATTGGCACGCACGTTGAAGTTGGTGTACTTGCGATGCAGTAATTCATGGATCACAAAGCCAACATACTTGGCGAGGTCTTTGCGAGTCATGATCGCGTCATCGCGCACGTTGGCGAGGCGAATCTTGCCCTTGGAACTGATGGCGGCAGTTTGAGTGCCTTCGCACCATTCGATGGTCACTGAGGGCAGTGTCAAAGCGGCACAAACCTTGTGCCCGAATAATTCAACGGCAGGGCGGAACTCCCAACCAAAATAAGTGTTCTTCATGTTTAAACGCTCCTATTAAATTAAAGTGCTGATCAGCTTGGAATCGATGCATGAAAGCTTTATCGACTCAAGCACTGGGGCTGACTCAGAGGGCTGACGTGCGGCCACGGTTGTCTTCCAAGCCTCATCTACGGTCATTACCTTGACGGCTCGAATGAATGACATTACAGAGCGAATCGAGGGGGCTTCTACAATGTCGCCTGTCTTCGCCTTAGCCCTCGCCACATTGATGGCCTTGAGCACGTGTTCAGCGAGGCGAGGATCGCATCCAGTGCGATTGACCACGGCCTTGGTTTCCAAGTCAAGGGGCATGAAAGTAAACGGCACAATGCGGCTAAAGCGATCGAGGGTTGCCGAGTTCATGGGGGTTGTCCCCGCATAACGGCCTGTTTCATCGCCATTGCCGAATGTGTTATCAGCCCCAAAAATCATGACACCTTGTGCCTTGCGATGCGTCATGCCGCCATAGTTCACCACGGCATCGGCCTCCAAAAAGCCGTTCAATGTGGCAAGGTTTCCCGCATTCGCAAAGCTAATTTCATCGAGCAGAATCACGGTCGCGGGGCTGACGTATGCCTGTAAAAAGTCGCCACGTTTAAACACACTCGAACCATTTTCCAAGGCCTGAGCACCCGCGTAATCGTCGGCAGTGGTTTGCTTGTGAAAGTTATAGCGCACGTAGGGGCGGCCTGTGCGGCTTGCCCACTGGGCGGCACTTTGACTTTTACCAGTGCCTTTATCGCCTCCCATGAACGTGTTTTCGCCAGTGTCTTGAGACAAAATGAAGTGACGCAAAATGCCCTCAGTCCACACAAAGTGAGGATCTACAGGCGGGGCATCGGGTGCGTTGTAAATGTCAACCATCATGGGGTCGCCCTTCATGTCGCGCAGATCAATGCCGAACACGTCAAGACAGGGCTTGCGATCGATGACATGCACCGATGCCATGGCCGCGACTGTCGCATGTGAGCCAGTGGCTTGCACGGCCTCATTAAAGGGCTTGAATGCATCGGCCACGGCCTTGGTCACTTGCGCTTGGATCGAGGCGGCATCGATGCCCTTGGCGGCTTGCTTGCCCATGGCCTTGAGGTCATCGCGCAATTCAGTGATCACGCTCTCAAGGTTTCCGGCCATGGCCTCGGCCTTGATGCCAAGCTTTAGGGCATCGAGTGCCACTTGCTCGGCACGTGATGCCACACTCCCCACGGCTTGCACCATAGAGGCATCGACTGACTCAGTCGCGCTGATGGCCGTCTCAGGGGCGGCTTGAATCATTTCAAGGGTGATGCTACCCGCGATAACCATTTCAGCCAGTGCCTCCATGGCTTCGGTTTTGTTGGCCATGGGACGGCCTTTGAACTGGAGCATTGCCCCATTGAGCACGGTGTTTTTGATACGTGCAATTTGAAGCTTGAGGGTTTGATTTGCAGTTGCCATGATGTTGACTCTCCTATGTTTAAACGAGGGCTAAGGTATCGCCACAGGGGCAGATGGGTAGGCGGGGGTTGCCGTATGAGTCGAATGCCCACTTGGCCGTCAGGCGAACAGTGTAGGAACATGAGGGGCAAGAGGCCTTCAACATGCGAGTGCCTTGCGTCTTGCGCGATGACATGTCAAGGGCGGCATGAGGGTAGTCGCCTAAGCCCTCGATGATTGACCCATAAGCGGCCATGAAAGTGGGTGCACCGACAGTCGCCTTCCAAGTGTTCGAGGCGGGAATCAAGAGCATGGCCTCAGCCAGTTTTTGGAAGTTAACACCGTGGTTCATGCACCCCTTGGCCGTGTGGCAGAGTTCATGAATGAGCACGTCAAAAACACGTGCGGGGTTGTCCAGTGTGGGGCTGATGAAAATTTCATAGTGGCCGTCACTTGAGCGGGTGTCAGCCCAACACTCGCCAATTGCCCCTGAGCGTTTAGCATTAGAGGGCAGAGCGCATGACACGCGAATTGCCAATGGCAGTGTGTGGCCGTTGGCTGAGAATGAGGGGCGTAACTCCTCGACTGCACTCTGTAAGTAGGTTTCTCTCTCAGTATGAATAAGCATGATGTAAGCACCTTTAGGTTGCATGCCGAATTTGGCATGTGTGCATTTTAGGGGCATTGATATTGTTTACACAAGCATGGCAATATTTACTTGACTAAGTTGTGGGGTTATTGGATTGGCATGGTTTTCTAGGCCATCAAAAAAGAAATCAGGCGTGCGCGTGCGCGTAGCATGATGCGTGCCAACGGTCATTTTTTGGCCTGTTTTTGGCCGTGGTTTAAAAACAACAAAACGTCTAGGTGCGTTTTTTTTGAGGGGGTCAAGGGCTGGGTAGCCACTTCGGAAAACGGACGCTCAGAGAGGCCTTAAAATCGATTCTAGAGGCCATAGGGTAAACCCTGATTTTGTGGATAACTACCCCTGTTTTGGCCACTTTTTGTGTGGATAACTTTCGGGCTGGTGTGGATAACGTGGGAAAACCCTTAGTGCACCAAAATGAATAACTTTGTGGATAACTTGTTGCATAATACGAACAGTTCATAACGTGGACTAAGTGAGCATTTATTGAACTGGTCAGTCACAAAATGGAGGCGGTGTTTATGAGTAAGACTACAAAGGCTGAGTATCGAGAGGCCTTGGCCGAGGCCGAGGGGCAATGGGAGGATCAGAGCGCAGAACCCATGAGCGAAGCGAAACAGTTGGCTGATGCTCTAGCTAAGAATGCACCTAAGCCTAGGAAGCGGAGAGACGGACTACCAGTAGCAGGGGAGCACAAAAGAAGCTTGCCGTTGTCGCCATCTGCGATGGCATTCGTGCAAGGGGTTATAAGAGGGCAAAGCCTCAGGCAAAGCTACCGTGAGGGCTTCAAAAACTCGACAGGGAGCGATGCATCTATATCAGCCAATGCCAACAAGCTGATGCGTGATCCAAGGGTTCAAGCACTGCTCAAAGAAGCTTGGGGGGAAACCATAGAGCACTTGGTAGATGACATGGTTGCATCTAAAAGGTATGTGCTCAAGGGCTTGCTTGCACTCAGTAAAGACAGTCAACCAAGCACACAACTTAAAGCACTGGAACTAATGGGTAAAGCCTGTGGCCTGTTTACACCTAGTGATGTTCAAGACAAAGCGCCTGTCACTGCTGACCAACTCAAGCGTGAACTTGCAAGCCACTTGCGTCTACTCAAGGGGGATCGGTCATCGGTGCAAGACGTGCAAGCCACCGCGTTTAAACAGCGCGTGACGTGATGATGCCCCACCCGTTTGATGTGCGTGGACGTGCGTCACCCACCGCCCCCGCACCCCCCGCTGTAGCCGCTGACCACCCGCCCGTCTATTACGCTCTATTCCACTCTTCCATACATCTCCCACAGAACACCCCCCCCTATCCAATCCAAATCCAAACCCCCCACCCTATATATATTTTCGTTTAAACACTTGCGAACGTTCTCATTATCGTTTAAACTCACATCAATGACCGAGCATAGGCAATTAGTACTAGATTTCATTCGGGCGTATATTCGGCTCCATGGCGTGCCTCCGTCCTATGAAGTTATTGCCAAAGGAATTGGATTGAGTTCTAAGTCGAATGTGCATCGCATCATTCATCGCCTTAAAGAGGATGGCCACCTAACGGTTCGTCCGTACAAGTTCCATTCCATTAAGCTGGTGGATAAGTCTGTTAAAGAAATGGCTGCGTTATGAGCCTACTGACCCGCAAAGAGATTGAGCTTTATTTGACGCTTGCCGACACTGCCCCTCCCGCAGAAAGAGCCAAGGTTCAGAAGCTCCTAGAGTTTGATCGGGTTGAGAGATGCAAAGAATCCTATTTGTTCTTTGTTCAGCAGATGTGGCCTATCTTCATCTCTGGCAAACACCACGCCATAATGGCCGATGCCTTTGAAAGGGTTGCCCGTGGTGATCTCAAGCGCCTGATCATCAACATGCCGCCCCGGCATACAAAGTCTGAGTTTGCTTCTTATCTGCTCCCGTCGTGGTTCTTGGGTAAGTTTCCTGAGAAGAAGATCATTCAGACTGCACACACCGCAGAACTTGCTACAGGCTTTGGACGAAAGGTTAGGAATCTTGTCTCTTCAGAGAACTATCAGAAGGTATTTGATACAAAGCTATCGAGCGATTCAAAGGCCGCCGGTCGCTGGAATACTCACGTGGGTGGTGATTACTTCGCTATTGGCGTTGGGGGTGCTGTCACAGGTAAAGGAGCCGATCTTTTAATCATTGACGACCCTCATTCGGAGCAGGAAGCCAAGCAAGGCAACCCTGCGGTGTTTGATAATGTCTATGAGTGGTTCACATCTGGCCCTCGCCAGCGTTTACAGCCGGGTGGAGCCATCATTATTGTGATGACTAGGTGGTCGAAACGTGACTTGACCGGCCAGATTCTCAAAAACGCAGGGAAAGATGGCGTAGATCAGTGGGAAATCATTGATTTTCCGGCAATCATGCCGTCTGGAACGCCTTTATGGCCAGCTTTTTGGTCAAAAACAGCGCTAGAAGCGCTAAAAGCTGAACTACCAGTCGCTAAATGGGAGGCTCAGTACCAACAGAACCCCACATCCGAAGAAGGCGCAATCATTAAGCGGGAACAATGGTCTATCTGGGACAAAGATACACCCCCGCAGTGCGATTACATCATCCAAAGCTGGGACACGGCCTTTGAAAAGAACAACCGCGCAGACTATTCTGCCTGCACTACATGGGGTGTCTTCCAACACCCTAACAAATCCGGTGACATGAGGCCAAACATCATCCTGCTAGATGCGTTTAAACAACGCATGGAGTTTCCAGAGCTTAAGAAAATGGCTTTGGAGCTTTATCAAGAATGGGAGCCAGATACATTGATCGTGGAGAAGAGAGCCGCAGGTGCTCCGCTCATCTATGAGATGCGTAAGATGGGCATTCCGCTTTCTGAGTTTACACCGGGCAAAGGAAACGATAAGATCTCGCGTGTAAACGCAATCTCCGATCTGTTTGCTTCAGGTGTTGTCTGGTGTCCAGAGACTCGTTGGGCTGAAGAAGTGATGGATGAACTGGCCTCCTTCCCCAATGGCGATCATGACGACCTTGTTGACTCCTCCAGCCAAGCTTTGATGAGATTCCGTCAAGGCGGGTTCATTTCCATCGATTCTGATGAGCCAGATGAACCTGTATATCGCAGACGCATGGAATATTATTAAGGACTCAAATGAGTATCGACAAAGCAATCAGCCAAGCACCTATGGGTCTTTCAGACCTCCTCGAAGACATCGGCGTGGACGTTGAATTAGACGATCCCCTCATCATTGAAGAGGAAAGCGTTGAGATTATTCTAGAACCGGAATCAGAATACGACAGCGAATTTGATGACAACCTTGCAGAAATCCTTGACGACGGTGCTTTAGGCAAGATTGCCTCTGAGCTTGTAGAACTCGTAGAAGCTGACATAGCCTCCCGCAAAGACTGGGCAGAAAGCTTTGTCAAAGGCTTGGAAGTCCTAGGCGTTAATTATGAAGAGCGTACAGAGCCATGGAATGGAGCCTGCGGTGTTTACTCTACAGTCCTGACGGAAGCTGCGATTCGGTTCCAATCCGAATCCATCATGGAAACCTTCCCTGCCGCTGGCCCTGTTAAGACAGAGATCATCGGTGCGATTGACCGCCTGAAAGAAGAAGCAGCCGAGCGTGTGCAGGCTGACATGAACTTCAAACTTACGGAAGAAATGCCTGAGTACCGCCCAGAACATGAGCGGATGCTGTACTCCTTAGGTCTGTCAGGCGCAGCATTTAAGAAGGTTTACTACGACCCAGCTATGGAGCGTCAAGTCGCAGTGTTTATTCCTGCCGAAGACATGATTGTCCCGTACGGTGCTTCTAATCTCCAAAACGCAGAACGTGTGACCCATGTGATGCGTAAGACCAAGAATGAAATGCGTCGCCTACAGGTGAGCGGTTTCTATCGGGATATAGACTTAGGTGAGCCTGTCCAGCATCTCTCAGACATTGAGAAGAAGAAGGCCGACCAACAAGGTTACAAAGCCACAGACGACGACCGCTACCAACTCTTGGAAGTCCACGCATATTGGGACTTAGAAGGTTTTGAAGATACAGATTCTGAAGGCGAAGAGACAGGCATCGGCCTACCTTATGTCATCACGATTGATCGTGGCACAAACAAGATTCTTGCCATCCGCCGTAACTACCTAGAAGACGATGCTAAGAAGACCAAACGGCAGCACTTTGTAGACTACTGCTACATCCCCGGCTTTGGTTTCTACGGTATGGGTCTAATCCACATCATTGGTGGTTACGCCCGTGCAGGTACATCTTTGATCCGTCAACTGGTGGACGCAGGTACGTTAGCTAACTTGCCCGGCGGCTTGAAAGCACGTGGTGCTCGTATCAAAGGCGACGACACACCTATCCAACCGGGTGAGTTCAGGGACGTTGATGTTCCAAGCGGTGTCATCAAAGATAACATTATGATGCTGCCTTACAAAGAGCCAAGTGGCACTTTGTTAACTCTTCTAGATAGGATCACAGAAGAAGGCCGCCGTCTGGGTTCTATCTCAGACATGAAGATCTCTGACATGAGCGCCAACGCTCCGGTCGGTACAACTTTAGCGTTACTTGAGAGAACATTGAAGACCATGGGCGCAGTGCAGGCCCGTGTTCATTATTCAATGAAGCAAGAGTTTAAACTGCTCAAAGGCATCATCAGGGACTACTCTCCCGCTGAGTATGAGTACGACCCACAAGGCAACGACCGTCAGGTAAAACAATCTGACTACGACATGGTCGAGGTCATTCCTGTATCAGATCCTAATAGTTCCACGATGGCTCAAAGGATCATGCAGTATCAGGCTGTGATCCAGTTGGCTCAGGGTGCTCCGCAGATCTATGACCTGCCTTTGCTGCACCGCCAGATGATTGAGGTTCTAGGTGTCAAAAACGCAGACAAACTGATCCCCGGCGCAGATGACCAAACGCCTAAAGATCCGATCAGTGAGAACATGGCATTCCTCAACGGAAAGCCAACTAAAGCATTCATCTATCAGGATCAAGAAGCGCACATTGCAGCGCACACTGCGTTCATGCAGGATCCAATGATTGCAGCCCAGATTGGCCAGAACCCAATGGCACAGAAGATCCAAGCCGCAGTGATGGCTCACATTGCAGAGCACTTGGCATTCTTGTACCGCAAGAAAGTTGAGGAGCAGGTCGGTGTACCTCTGCCCGCTCCAGACTCCAAACTACCAGAAGACGTGGAAGTGCAGTTGTCCCGTCTGGTTGCCCAAGGCTCCGCTCAGTTGCTACAGCTTAACCAAGCTAACCAGCAACAACAGCAAGCCCAGCAACAAGCACAAGATCCTATGGTGCAGATGCAACAAGCTGAACTCCAGCTTAAGGGTCAGGAAGCACAGACCAAGGCGCAGAAGATTGCCGCCGATATTGAACTTGGGAAGGCCAAACTCGAACTTGAGAACAAGCGGATCGACACGCAGGCTCAACTTGATATGGCTCGTATGCAAGCTCAGGAAAAACAAAACAACCAAAAGGTTCAAGTTGACCTGTTTAAACGAGGTAGCTAATCATGGATGGAGATCAGGCTTTTAAATATCTTTTATCTGATCTTCGGGAGAAGGAGAAAACCCTTCTCGAAAGTCTTGGGGGCGGGGCAGCTAATGACTACCCAGCCTATCGAGAGATGTGCGGCCAAATTCGGGGTCTACTGTACGCACAGACTTTAATTGTTGACCTTGTTCGAAAACTTGAAAGATATGAAGATGACTGAATACGATGTCAGTGCAGTTGATTTGTCGGGCGTGCTCAACAAATCTGGTGAGGAAAAGGCCAAACAAGTGCCCGATCCCGCAACATATCACCTCCTTTGTATGCTTCCGAGAGCAGAAGAAGAGATGGGTGATAGCGGAATTTTAAAATCCGCAACCATGATGCACCACGAAGAGATTCTTTCTCCCGTGTTGTTTGTGGCAAAAATCGGCCCAGATGCGTTTAAAGACGAGAAACGATTCCCGTCAGGAGCGTCATGCAAGGTCGGAGACTTCATCATTACCCGCCCTAACAGCGGTACAAGGATGAAGATTCATGGTACTGAGTGGCGTTTGATCAACGACGACAGCGTAGAAGCGGTAGTCCAAGATCCTCGCGGCATTCAACGTCCTTACTAAGGAGAAACCATGGCTGAAATGGAAAAAACAGAATTTGAGTTTCCCGATGAAATCGAGGCAAAACAGAGCCGTTTAGGCAGCAAGGTCGTAGAGCCTGAGCCTGAAGAAGTCAAAGAAGAACCTGAGATAGAGGTTGTCGATGACACACCGGATGAGGACAAGGGCAGAACGCCCATGGAAACTCCTCCGCAAGAGCCAACAGATGAAGAGTTAGCCGCTTATTCTCAAAAGGATCGCAACAAACTTCGTGAATTTACCAAGGGTTATCACGACGAACGCAGGGCCAAAGAGGCCGCGATACGCGAGAAAGAAGAGGCAATTCGCATTGCTCAAGCAGTTTATGAAGAAAATCAGAAACTGAAGAACAACGTACATACCAGTCAAAGCGCTTTACTGGAGCAGGCTAAGAGGGTTGTTGCACAAGAGGTCAAGGAAGCCAAAGACCGGTACAAAGCTGCATATGAGTCAGGTGACGCAGATGCTCTAGTGCAGGCTCAGGAAGATATGACCACCGCGAAGATGAAAGCGGAGCGTGTAAACAATTTTAAGCCTGCCCCTTTACAAGAGGAAAAAACTGTTGTACAACCCGAATATCAGCAAGCACCCCGCGTTGATACCAAAGCTGTTGAATGGCAAAAAACCAATAAATGGTTTGGTACTGACAAGGAAATGACCGGATTCGCTCTGGCGGTGCATGAAAAGCTGGTTAACGATGAGGGCATGGATCCTCAGAGTGACGAATACTACAGACGCATCAACGGTAGATTGCGTCAAGTGTTTCCAGATAAGTTTGAATCTGGTGAACCCGCTGATACGACGCAGCGTAGGAAATCAAACGTTGTTGCTTCTGCGACACGCAGTGTGGCCCCTAAAAAGATCACATTGTCTGCCTCGGAAGTGGCTATTGCCAAGCGGCTAGGCCTTCCTTTGGAACGCTATGCTCGTGAGGTCGCAATATTAAGAAGGAATGAAAATGGCTGAACAAATTCGTGAAAAAAGAGCTACAGAGTCCCGTGCAAGTTTTGAGCGTCCTTCGAAATGGATGCCCGCTTCGTTGCTGCCAGATCCCGAACCAGAAGCTGGTTGGGCATTCAGGTGGATTCGCCTTGCTACTCTAAACAATCCTGATCCGTCAAACATTTCTTCAAAATTACGCGAAGGTTGGGAGCCTGTTAAAGCCGCAGATCAACCCAAACTCCAACTGTTAAGCAACCCTAACGGTCGTTTTCCAGATGGAATTGAAATTGGTGGACTGTTGCTTTGCAAGACCCCGACTGAGTTTGTTGACCAGCGGAACGCCCACTACCGGAAAATTTCCGACGGGCAGATGCAGTCAGTGGACAACACCTACATGCGCGAAAGCCATCCTAAGATGCCTTTGTTCAGAGAACGAAGCTCTGAGGTAACTTTCGGAAGACGGTAATTAAATTTTTTGGAGACTTAAATGTCAACTACCAATGCTCCCTATGGGCTACGTCCCATCAATCGTAACGACGGCATGCCTTATGCTGGCGCTACGAGTCAGTATCTGATTGACCCAGCAGGTCTTGGTTCTAACTTGTTTTATGGACAAGCTGTTCTCATCAATGCTAACGGTTATATCGCTTTGTGTACCGCCAACGGCGAAGACTTAACTACTAACAACCTTGGTGGTTCTAGTCTTGGTGCTTGGGGCGTTTTTGTTGGTGCTTCATACATCAACGCACAAGGTCAGCAGATTTACGGCCAGTACTACCCCTCCGGCACAACCGGCGTGGTAACTGCATACGTTATCACTGATCCTAACGTGACTTTCCAAGCTCAATTGGATGGCCAAGTTACTCAAGCCGCTCTTGGCGCAAACACCTTCTTTGCTGCTGTTCAGTCTACTTCTACAGGTTCTACCCGTACAGGTAACTCTACCAGCGCTTTGGAGAGCACAGTTGTAACGACTGCCGCTGCGTTTAAGATCATCGGTTTCGCTTCACCATTGACTGATACTTACACTGAAGTGTTTGTTAAGTTCAATCCCGGCGCTTCCGCTTTCACTAACGCCGTTGGCATCTAAGGAGCTAAATCATGGCTATTTCACGCGCACAACTACTTAAAGAGTTGCTCCCCGGTCTGAATGCTTTGTTTGGTCTTGAGTACACTAAGTACGGCGAAGAGCACAAAGAGATCTACGAAACAGAGACTTCTGAGCGTTCTTTTGAAGAAGAGACAAAACTGTCAGGCTTTGCTGCTGCACCAGTCAAAAACGAGGGCGCTGCCATCGCTTATGACAATGCACAGGAAGCATTCACTGCACGTTACACCCACGAAACCATTGCGATGGGCTTCTCCATCACAGAGGAAGCTGTGGAAGATAACTTGTATGACAGCTTGTCTTCACGTTATACCAAGGCTTTGGCCCGTGGTATGGCTTACACCAAGCAGGTTAAAGCCGCTTTTGTGTTGAACAACGCCTTCACAGGTGGCCCAACATATGGCGACGGCGTTACCCTGTGTAACACTGCTCACCCCTTGGTGTCTGGTGGCGTTAACAGCAACACTCCCGCTACTCCTTCCGACTTGAATGAGACTTCTCTTGAGAATGCCGTTATTCAGATCGCTGCTTGGACAGACGAGCGTGGTTTGCTGATTGCTGCTAAACCTAGAAAGTTGATTGTTCCTCCTGCTTTGATGTTCGTGTCTACACGTTTGCTTGAAACCGAACTCCGTGTTTCTACAGCCGACAATGACATTAACGCATTGAAGAATAACGGTTCAATCCCTGAAGGTTATACAGTTAACCACTACCTGACAGACACCAATGCTTGGTTCCTGTGTACAGATGTGCCTAACGGTTTGAAGCACTTTGTACGTACTCCCATGTCTACCGGCATGGACGGTGACTTTGATACCGGCAACGTCCGTTACAAAGCCCGTGAGCGTTACAGCTTCGGCGTATCTGATCCTTTGGGCATCTTCGGTTCACCCGGAGCCTAATAGGCATCAAAAAAAGAAAGGGGCTTCGGCCCCTTTTTTGTTGCATTGGTTTAAACACAGTGGTATAAACATGGTAATCCGGGCTTATCCGGTGCATTGAACAGTCCCGGCTGACGACATACAGATCAATGCACTTAACTTGTATGTAAGGACACATCATGGCAAATACCACGTTCAATGGCCCAGTTCGTTCCGTAAATGGCTTTCAAGACATTTCTATCAGTGCCACTACTGGCGCAGTCACCGTTGACGCTACGTTTGGCACAGCTACTAGCGTGACTACTTTGGCCGCTACAACTGTAACGGCCACAAATCTGGTTTTTACAGATCAAAACCACCCAACAACAGCCGCTATCAACGCAACGGCTACAGCCACCGCAGCAGAAGTTGCAACTGGCTACATCACTTCTACGTCAGCCGCCGCTACAACCATCACATTGCCTACAGGCACAGCCCTTGGCGCGGCTATTGGCGCTACTCGCGGTACTGTGTTGGAGTTGTACGTTGACAACACCGCTGGCGCAAGCACAGTCACTATGGCTGTTGCAACCAACGGTATTTTGTCTAGCGCTGCTGCTGATACAGCAGGCAGCTTTGGTGACTTGACAATTGCATCAGGTGCAACTGGCCTTGCCCGTTTCACTATCATGTTCTCCAGCGCAACGGCCTACGTGTTCACCCGTACTGCCTAATCAACCCAAGGGGCTTCGGCCCCTTTTTTAAAGGAGATTGATTATGATGCAAACAGACGTTAAGCAAGGGCATTTAAACCAAAGTGGTTTTTTTGTTCTTGGACGAAATCGCGTTAAAGGCATTTCGTTTTTTGGTTCTGGCACGGATGGCACTCTAGTGTTGTTTGATACCGCTTCTGTACCTGTAACGGCTAGTGTTACCTATGCCCGCTCTGGAACAACTGTGACGGTGACAAAGACTGCTCACGGCTTGTCTACAGGCGCTGTTGTTGGTATTCACTTTGACAGCAATACAAGTCAATCAGCAACTGATGGAAATTACACTATCACTCGCACAGGCGCGGATACATTTACGCTAACAGACATTAACACCGGAACAATTACTTCTACTGCGGCTTCGTATGTAAGTGGCGGTGGTCGGTGGCTGATGACTTACGAAATAGACGGCACTGATACTTTTAGTAATGCACCCGTTATTCCGGGCGAAGGTGTGTTAGCTACTCAAGGTATTTATGCACTGATGACTGCTATTGATTCAGCGCAGATTTATTATGGCTAAGAGTCCAGCATGGCAGAGGAAAGAAGGCAAGTCCGAGAAGGGCGGCTTGAACGCCAAGGGTCGGGCCTCCGCGAAAGCGCAAGGTATGAACTTGAAACCTCCCCAGCCGGAAGGCGGCTCACGGCGCGACTCTTTCTGTGCAAGGATGAGTGGCATGAAGAAGAAGCTAACCTCCGCCAAGACAGCAAACGACCCGAACTCACGGATCAATAAAGCATTGAGGGCTTGGAATTGTTAGATCTAAACACCGCTTGGTCTGCCGTCCTGTCCTTAGTGATTGGACTGCTAGGCTACATGATGAATGAAAAGTTCAGGGAGCTGGCTCGTATCAGTATTCTGTTGAACAAAACACGCGAGGAGGTTGCCCGTGATAACGTTACTCAAGCAGAAGTGGATCGCATTACAAACCACATTGACCAACGCTTTAACAAGCTTGAAGCAAAGATTGACCAGCTTATTCAAGCGGGACGATAATGCCAAGTAAGAGTAAAGCTCAACATAATTTCATGGCAGCGGTGGCTAATAACCCATCTTTTGCTAAGAAAGCAGGCGTTCCCACCTCTGTGGGGAAAGATTTTTCAGCGGCTGACAAAGGCCGTAAATTTTCTAAAGGTGGTGATATGAAAAAGATGAACATGGGTGGATACGCATCAGGCGGTTTAAACATGGTCAACAAGGGCGGGAAAATGGTTCCTGACTTTGCTGCTGATGGCGTTGGCAAGATGAAAAAAGGCGGCATGGCTCATGAAGATGTCAAGATGGACAAAAAGATGATGCAGAAGGCTGTGAATAAACACGAAGGCCGTTTGCACAAAGGTCAGCCTATGACTAAGTTGGCTGCTGGCGGCGCATTCCGCAAATCAGCTAACGGGATTGCTACAAAAGGCAAAACCAAAGCAACAATGGTTAAGATGAACATGGGCGGCAAAGCCTGCTAAGGAGTAAATTATGGCTACCAAGAAACCAATGAAGAAGTTTAAACGCTACGAAGGTGGCGGCGAAGTTATGGGTGAAATGGATCCCATGGAAGCCGCTGCTAAAAAACGTGGCCTAGAGATGTCAAATAAAGAAGCTCCTGTAGGCTTCTTTGAACGCATCCGCGCAGGTAACATTGACCAGCCCGGCTCGGAAGCATACAACCGCTTTGGTGCTGGCCGTGGCCGTGATCGCGGTGAATCGGTATCGGTTAATCAACCTATGCCATCCGCCCCTTCTATGCCTGCTGCGTCTTCACGTCCTCTGTCTGACGACATGTATTCAGACTATGGCCCAAGTGCTGGTCGTAGCTCTAGCGAAACCGTCAAGCCTACACGTCAGGTAATGAATAAGCCTACGTTACCTGCTAGACCGCCTGTTGCGTCTAAACCAAAGCCCGAACAAGATCGTATTGGTATGCCTCAAGCTCCCCAGTACGCAGGCCCATTACGTGGTATGCGTAGTGATGCTGGCACAAGCCCTCCTATTGCTACGCACGGTGGCCCTCGTGATGAAGAGAAATCTGCCGCCGCTAAGATTCCCGGCCAATCTGCTAAAGCACCCCAAGGTGAAAAAATTGATTCTTCAGAAACTGGTCGCAACGTTGGCAATGCCTTAATGGCTACGGGTGTAGCAGGTTTGGGTGCTCTTGGTGCATACAAAGCAAAGAAAATGTACGATGCGGCAAAAGCAGCCAAGAAAGCATTAAGTACCAAAAAAATTGGTATGGATACAAAAAAACTTAGCGGCCCCCGCAAAGATTCTGATGTTACCGATGTCACCGCCAAGAAGCGCGGTGGTGCAGTAAAGCAATATGCCTCCGGTGGAATGGTTTCATCTGCGTCTAGACGTGCTGACGGTATTGCCACTAAAGGCAAGACACGTTGCAAAATTTGCTAAGGAAATATCATGAGTCCCGCAGAAAAACAAGCTCGTGAAGAACAAGCCGACCGCAAAATGCGGGCAGCGGCTGACAAAGCCTACAACAAAGAAATGCCAGAGCCAGATACAACATTTGGTAAGCTTGGTCGCAAAGCTGCGGGCGCAGCAATGGCCCCCGCAGGTGCTCTTGTTGGTGGCGCTTTGTTAGGGACACAACCCGGTAGCCCCGGAATTATTGAGTCTGCTAAGTTTGGTGCTAAGAGTATGTATCACACTTTGGCAGGCAATAAAAAAGAAGACGAAGAAGCTACTAAATCGTATTTAGATGCTGCTAAACGTGCTCAAAGCGTCAAGACTAAACGCAACACTGGTGAAAATACAAATCCCGCAGGTGATACATTTAAACGTGGCGGCAAAGTTTCTTCTGCGTCTAGCCGTGCTGATGGTTGCGCCACAAAAGGCAAAACTAAAGGCACTATGATCACCATGAAAAATGGTGGGATGTGCTGATATGTTAGCCAGCCGTGGAATGGGAGCCATCTCCCCCAGTAAGATGCCCAAAGGCAAGCGTAAAGCTCGTCGGGATGATACTGACTTCACGCAATACGCCGAAGGCGGTAAAGTGAATGCGGCTGGTAATTACACAAAGCCCGGTCTTCGCAAAAGGATTGTGTCCCAAGTAAAAGCCGCAGCAACGCATGGTACTGGCGCAGGTCAGTGGTCAGCACGGAAAGCACAGCTTGTCGCTAAAAAATACAAGGCGGCAGGTGGGGGGTATAGAGATTGAAAGCACCACAGCAATCCCTCAAAGAATGGGGCGACCAGAAATGGCGCACCAAGAGCGGAAAGCCGTCAAGTAAAACAGGTGAGAGATATTTGCCAGAGAAAGCAATTAAATCATTGTCACCACAAGAATATGCGGCTACAACCAAGGCCAAGCGTGCTGGTAAAGCCGCTGGCAAACAGTTTGTAGCCCAACCCAAAGCAATAGCAAAGAAAACGGCAGGATTTAGATGACCACTACCGGATCAACGCTTTTCAATATGGATTTCACGGAGATTGCCGAGGAAGCATGGGAGCGTGCGGGTCGGGAGATGCGTTCAGGTTATGACTTGCGTACAGCACGCAGATCAATGAACCTCATGACCATAGAGTGGCAGAACCGTGGCATCAACATGTGGACGATGGAGCAAGGGTTTATTAACCTGACACCGGGTCTTGCTACCTACGCCCTGCCTACAGATACGATTGATCTGTTAGAGCAGGTTATCCGTACAGGCCAGAACTCCTCTTCCACGCAGGCTGACCTAACAATCACACGTATTAGTGTTTCTACTTATGCGACCATACCGAACAAGCTACAGCAAGCACGTCCCATTCAAGTGTGGGTTCAGCGGCTTTCTGGACAAGTTAACCCAACAGATGCGGTCTTGGTTGGAGCCATCTCCTCCACGGACACCACGCTCACGCTTAACACGGTGGTTGGGTTAGCAGGATCTGGTTTTCTGCGTTTAAACAGTGAAGACATCTACTATGGCTACATCTCAGGGAATACCCTTGGTGGTGTATTCCGTGGTCAGAACAATACAACGGCTGCCTCTCAGGCAGATGGCACGGCAGTCTTTGTTCCTCAGCTTCCTGCGGTTACTGTCTGGCCTACGCCTGATAACAGCACGTCTTACCAGTTTGTGTACTGGAGATTGCGCCGGGTTCAGGATGCTGGCGCTGGTGCAGAGACAGCAGACATGAATTTCCGCTTCCTGCCATGTGTAGTGGCTGGTCTGGCGTATCACATCGCCATGAAAGTGCCTGAGTTAATGCCCCGCCTTGAGATGCTTAAGGCTGCATACAACGAGCAGTTTGATCTGGCAGCCGGTGAAGACAGAGAGAAAGCGGCCATCCGCTTTGTGCCCCGTCAGATGTTTATTGGTGGGAGTATGTAATGGGTAACCGATTTGCATCCGGCAAGATAGCGATTGCTGAATGTGATCGGTGCGGCCAGCAGTATCAGTTAAAGAAGCTTAAGACTGAAGTCATTAAGCAGCGTCAGTATCAGTTGTTGGTGTGCCCAGAATGCTGGGATCCAGATCAACCTCAGTTAATGCTTGGAACATTTCCAGTGGATGATCCGCAAGCTCTACGCAATCCGCGTAGGGATACAACGTATGTCACCTCTGGTGTAAACGTTAGCGGTAACCTGTCTGGTGGTTCAAGAGACATACAGTGGGGCTGGCAGCCGGTTGGTGGAGCCAGTTTAAATGATGCAGGATTGACACCAAACTACTTGGTGGCAACGACATTTGTTGGTACAGTAACAATATCTTAAGGAGTTTAAACATGGCTTACACACGATCAGCAGACGGCATTGCTAAAAAGGGCAAAACCGAAGGCAAAAACTTGGGCAATAGCGGCCCAAACCAAAAGGAAATGATGGGCGGCAAGGGTAAAGGTAAGGGTAAAACCAATGCCGATATGCTGTCTATGGGTCGTAACTTGGCAAAGATTGCCGCACAGAAACGAGGCTAATCATGGCTACATTTAGCAAAAAAATGATGGGTAAAGAAGTTGGCGATGCCAAGGTCTACGCTACGCCACACACAATGACTGGTAAAGTCGTTAAAGCTTCTGAGAACCCCGGCAGTGGTGATGACCACAGCGATGCCGGAACAGTCAATATGGCTGTAGGTAACGTGTATCGTCGCCCTGCACCAGCAGCTAAAACAACTGGCATCAAGATGCGCGGTGCAGGTGCAGCGACCAAAGGCTTTATGTCCCGTGGCCCAATGGCTTAAGGTTTAAACGATGGCACTGACATACGCCCAACTTGTGGCTGCGGTAGTTGACTACACGCAGAACACGTTTGACACGACCTCGATCAATACAATGATCAAGCAGGCGGAGCAACGCATCTATAACACGGTGCAGATTGCCAACTTGCGTAAGAATGTCACGGGTGTATTGTCTACCGGCAATAAGTACTTGGCCTGTCCAGAAGACTTCCTGTCGGTATACAGCCTTGCTATATATCCGTACAACTCCACAACGGCCACCGGCACGGCTGGTGCTAAAACTATCGTGGTAGCCAGTACAACTGGCATAGCGGTCGGCCAGCAGGTCACAGGCACAAACATTGGCACTAACGCCATCGTTCGCAGCATCAGCGGAACAACAATCACTTTAACTGTAGCCAACAGCGGGGCTGTGTCCACTACGGTCATCTTCCAAGGCGACTAC